TGGTAAATGTGATATGCCTTCGTCCGCCAATTTTCTAACAGGGTCTTCCATAGTCCCCATTTGATTTTTAACGTAATTACTTAAATTAGAATTTACCCATTTATTTACAGCATTGTTTAAATCTGCGTTTTTGTAAACATTGTTCCACACTTCTTGCATTTGTGGGGTCATTTGTTCAATTTCGGCTTTTGTTGGCGCATTTAACTGCTGTTCAATATTATTAAATTTAAATCTATCTAAATTTTTATCAACCGATCTATTTAACCACTGACCGCCTTTTTCTTTAATAATACCAGCTGGCATGAAACCTAATGGGCCGGCTAGCATGTCATTGGCCATTTCTGATAGGGCTTTTGGGTCGCGGACTTTAGTTACGCTGCCTGGTTCAAATGCTTGGTTTTGTAACGCTTGTTGTCTTGCGTGTGCTTCCAGAATATTCTGACCCATTTGATTCAGCCTATCTTTACCTTGCTGCAACAAAGGGGTATGTGTTGTGTCTGGCAATGTGGCGCCAGGGGCCATTTTTGCAGAAACTTTACTTCCTTCTTTAAAACCTTGGACTGGCGGAATAAAATTTTGTAATGCACCAAGTCCGGAATTATATGTATTTTTAATGTTTTCTAAATTTTTATCAGATACACCAACCGCACCTAACACTTGTTGTACCGGGTCATAATTTAAAGGTAGGCCTACAGAACCCAACATTTTTTGAGGTAATGTTTGCGGTCTTTCAATTCGTTGACCTTGTTGTGACTTACTTACAATACCTTGAATAAGTTTATCTATTTCAGGTATGCCAGTTGCAACAGAAACATTTGTTGCTAAATCAGGTACATTTTGCCTTTTGTTATCTTTCCAATATTGATCTACTCTAATGCGATCATTTAAATTTAATGGCTCAATGTTATTTGCTTTTCTGTATTCATTTTGAACAGCAAGATGTAGCAAACCTGAATCTAAATCTTTTAACGCGTTTTTGGCATTATCAGATGATACGTTATCCAAAAGATAAGCTTTTAAATCATCACGATTTAAGAAACCTGTTGTTGCACGTTTTCTTTCTAAATCAGCGATGTTTGATGCAATTTTTTCTTGTGGCGTTAAATTGGCAGTTCTTGTTCTTGTAATGTAATCTAACAACTCCGCATTTTTAGGGTGCGTCGCAGCATATGACATTGCATTTGCTTCGTTTACGTAGTCTTGGCCGGTTCTGTTCATGCCATGGACTTTACCCGTGCCGTTCCAAGCCAATTCAAAAGGTATGCCTAATCTTTTTGCGGTTTCTTGTTTTTCTAATATTTGAGCTGGAATAATAGCGTCAATAAAATCATGGCCTCTTTGCGTTAAATTTTCAAATAATGCTTTAGCTCTTGGATTTTTACTATTAAACCCTCTTACATTAGAACCAAGGTCTTCTCTACCTTCGTGCAATAAAAGATTTAAAATTTGTTCGTTTGATAACTTTGGGCCACCTAAACTTTCAGCATCTTGAATAGCTCTCATAGTAGCATCAAGCAAATTCCTGTCAAATTTATGTGGTACTGTAGCCATTCTGTCTTTGCCGCCAAATCTACCAGTTGGGTCGGCTTGGTAACCATGGATATAATCTGACATGCTATACCCACCATATTGGTTAGATACTTTTTTACCGTCTTTAAACTTTTGAATTGGATGACCTGCTGCAATCATTTCCGCCATCATGTCTTGAGGGCCCTTGACTTGTGTCGTTGGGTTGCCATACTGGAGGCCAGCACGTTCAAGCAACAAGTCGTAAGGTGATTTGATTGGGTTCATATTCGGGCAAAAAGAGTTCCTAACTCTATTAATGCAAAGAAAGGTACCCTTTCGCCCTATACGGCATACGGATTGGAAAATTTCTTATATCTATCCTCAGCATAGTCATAATCCCTTGGAGGAAGTGGGTCTAACTGAATCCATCCGGAGTCACGTAATACACGTAATGCCTGTGATAGGGAGTCCACGTAGTCATCATGGCCTTTGGCTTCTGGGAACGAACACACCTGACGTAGGAAACGTTTGGCCCAGGATGCAAACTCTTTCTTTGTCTCTAAGTCTTCTGGTATGTACACCCTACCTTTTGCCACAATAGGTGCCACAATGTTTAAACGCTGCACTTTGTCAGCTCTACCAGGGTTGTATCCACGAACGGGCACACCTGAGCCCTGTAACTCTTGTATCAGTGAGATACCAGCTGATTTGTCTTCCATTAGAATCAAATCAGCTTTACGGCCCTTAGCGAACGAATTGTCTGCACCGTACACAACCTCTTTAAAATCATCAATAACCTTACGACGCAGCTCAGGGTAAGCTAAGTGTGCATCCCATGAGTCAAGCAGTATGATAGATGTTGCGCCATCTTCTTGCTCAAACACGCCCCATACCGTACAAGCAGTTGGGTCGTTCATTGTTTTTTCGCTGGTAGCTGGGTCGTATGAGGCAATTACATACTCGAGGTTTGGTGTTGGCTTTGAAGCCGGCCACATACGGAAATGTTTACGTTTGATAATACCAGCATCTTCTGGGTCAAGAATTTCACCATAGATCTCTTGCTTACCGAGGTCAGTACCCTCATACGTTTCCAACTGTTTGAAGAATGTCTCTGACAAGTTGGCTTTGTTGTCGTATGAGCTGGCGTTAGATACATACACATCACCGCCGACCTTACCTTCATTAAGGTCTACAATCAACTCTAATGGTTTTGGTGTTGTCGTAATGATCTGCTGCACACGAGCAATCTCAGGATGGCGCAAACGTAGTGTAAACTGCACACCGTCATACGCATCGTCAATATACTCAAACGCACAAAGCTCGTCGAACCACGCTCCATGGAACTGCTTACCACGATAACGTTCTGGTTCAGACGCAGGGATACCTTGGATCAGTGACCCATTGATTAATGTGATCTCACCAAGCGATTTATTGTAGTCTTTGATAAGCGAACGTGGGATGATGTTAAGCAACCCTGAGTCACCTTCAAAACACGTTGCACGAATGTCGTTTGTAGTCGGTGCAGTCACCAACCAACGAGTGCCTGGATACTTCCACGCACGAATACCTATCCAATGTGACGCTGTATGTGTCTTACCTGATCCACGACCCGCCAACATTAAAAAGGTATCATAGGGGCTTTCTGGCTCTCTTTGGTGGGGCAGGGCTGTGAGCTGCCACTTGACCTGCCAAAGTGCGGCCTCAAGCTCTGGTTTGGGCCAGTGTTTGTTCTTTAGTGCAAAATCTGCTAAGATTTTTTCTTGTACTTTGTTTAACGACATGCTATAAAGCCTTCACCTACTAAAATTGTCCCGTCTTCTCCATCAGTCTCGATGTGCACACAGGATTGTGGTTGTATTTCTACTATTTCTTTGATAAAACGCCTGTCTTGGTGTACTTTTATCTTTTTTGCGTTTTGATCTGGCAGCAATACATGTTTAGATTTAAAATAAACCGTATAATACCCTAAAGTCTGCTTGTGCTCCATGGTTGTTCGGATGCCAAGGGACTCACATACGTTCTGAACCTGCTTAACCAGTGCTAAATTCCTATCTGTGAACCTAAAAAGCTGGCGTTGTGCGTTATATTGATTGTCTTTTGCAATCATGATTCCTTTTAACAACTCCAAACGCTGTTCCTCAGACGCCAATAGATAATTTTCTGGTATAAGATACGGAATAAATGGTTTTAACTGCGCTTCAACAGACGGTGTCAGACTAAATTCTGTGTTGCCGTCGTTTCTTGCCTTATATTTTGCAATCTTATAACCATTATCAATCAAAGTTTTCTTAACATAGTCATAACTATTGCTTGGCACCCTGTATCTATTCTCAGAATTCCTATTAAAAAACCAAAAACCCATTACAAACGGAGGAATATCTAGAGGTTGGGTGGGTAGTTTTAATGGATCACATGTAGGAATTGAAAGCGCAGACCTATTTGCCTTGGTTCTAAGTTCTGTATTCCTAATCTCTTCCAAAGTAAATGGTTTTAATGGGCGCCTGAATCTCTTCTTACCCATATACTCCACGATTCTTTTACGATACTTTGGCGTTTCAATTAAAAACTCAGCCTTATTATCACCTCGGATGGATAGGTAGTCATTTAAAATAACTTCATAGCATTCCGTTGCGCGATATTCCTGAACCAAAGTAACCTGAACGATATTACCTTTCCTATCGAAGACATAATCACCTGGTTTGAGATGATACGCTGCCTTCCAATAGTCTAATGTTAATATCTTTTCCGTAGCAAGGATTGCCATTATCTCTTTAGCAACTCTAGGATCTTTGGAAAGTCTTCGTATTCATCTAACAA